CATTGTATTTGATATTCCTTTCTTTGTTAAGATAGCCCATCATGGTAGGTAGACCACTTCATAAAAAAGAGTGTGGAGCTTATGCTCGTTCCACTCGATTACCTTGTAAAGCTAAAGCACTTGCTAATGGTAAGTGTAAGTTACATGGTGGGTTATCGACAGGACCAAAGACACCTGAAGGCAAACTAAAAGCATTAATGAATTTAAAACATGTCAAAGACAAACTTAAAACAGAAGATCCCAACTATTCTAGAGAAGCTGCAACAGGGCATTCCACTATCCAAGATATGTAGTGATAAGGACTATCCAGCAGTCACAACTGTATATTCCTGGATGAAGGATGACGATGATATTCGTAAAGAGATAGCTGATGCTAGACAACTTGGAGCATGGACTTACCTCGATAGTATGATGGAGTTACTGCAACAAGAGTGTGAACCACAAGCAGTACAATGGAACAGAGAACGTCTACATCATGCACGTTGGATGAGTAGTAAACTATTAGCTGGTACATTTGGTGATAAGATACAAGCAGATGTTAAGGCTGATACCAAGATGACTATTGCTTGGAGTAGTGAGGTAATACCAGAGATCAAGTGAGATGTCCCGTGTCAACAATAGAGCTGTATGATTACGCACACACGTCATGGAGTTCGATGTCAGCTGTGAGCTGAGGTCGAGGTACTACGTCAGGTACTTTTTAAAATTATTTGTTGGTAATCCTGGGACACGATAAGGACTGCCGATCTTTTTTTTATTATCACGCTAGGTAAAGCCTTATTTTTTTTGGCATGTGTTTTGGAAACACCGACCCCCCCACACCCCCAGATATTGGGCTGGGGTTGTAGCGTATATAGAATAGGAAATTAATAGAACCACGCATATGGATGAAGATTTAAAAGATCTGCTAGCAATGATCGTTTACGATGAAACTAGCAAAAGTTTAATAATTAGCGTTACAGGCTTTCGTAATAATATTCACGGCAAAGATGTGTCTGATTGGATTTGCAACAACTTAAATATTGATCTGCTAGATATAGATGGCAAACAACCAACGGTCCATTAATGCAGATAACTATTCCGTATAGTCCACGACCATTACAACAAGACATACATACACAACTAAGTAAACATAGATGGGCTGTACTCAGCATTCACAGGCGTGCTGGTAAATCCGTATTGTGCATCAATGAACTAATTAAAAGAGCGTTAACTAACGACAAATGGAATCCACGGTACGCATACATCGGACCAACTTATAAACAAACTAAGTCAATTATTTTTGACTACTTAAAATTCTATGCTGGTGTCATACCTGGATCAAAGTTTAATGAACAAGAACTTAGTTGCACTCTGCCTAACGGAGCAAAGATCTCCCTCTTAGGTTCTGAAAATCCTGATAGCCTTCGTGGTAATTACTACGATGGTATTATCTGTGACGAATATGCTCAGATCAATCCACGATTGTTTCCTGAGATTATTCGACCAGCTCTGTCAGATCGTAAAGGCTTTTGTTATTTTGTGGGTACACCACAAGGCATGAGTAATGATTTTTATAATAAGTACCAACACGGTCTGAAAGATAAGACTTGGTACACCAAGATTGCTAAAGCATCTCAAACTGGCATTGTTGACCAAGAAGAATTAGATGCAGCCTTAGAACTCATGGGTAAAAATAAATACCGACAAGAGTTCGAGTGTGATTGGGTAGCAGCTCTAGAAGGTGCTATCTATGGAGATATAATAGAAAAGATTGAAAACAAAGGTCAAGTTGGTCGAGTGCCATATGATCCGACTTATCCTGTTAGTACGGCATGGGATATAGGCATCTCTGATAAAACCGTTATCTTGTTTTTTCAGCAAGTAGGTCGAGCTGTACAGATTATAGATTATTATGAAAACAGTAATGAGGGTCTACCCCATTACATTAATGTGATTAACGGTAAGGATTACGTTTACAAGAACCATTATGGACCACACGATCTAGAACAACGTGAGTTTACTAATGGTAAGTCCAGGCGTGAAATAGCCTACGAGTTAGGTTTACGTTTTAAGATTGTACCTAAACTAAGTATAGAGGATGGTATTCATTATACGCAACTCTTGCTAAACCGTTGCTGGCTAGACGTTGATACTTGCAAGAAACTTATAGATGCTTTGCGGAACTATCACCGTAAGTTTAACGACACCTTACAAGTTTTTAATATGAAACCAGTCCACGACTGGAGCAGTCACGCATGTGACAGCCTACGCTGTTTAGCTGTCGGCTTAGAAGAATTACGAGATGATAAAGAAATAACCCAGCGTATAGCTGACAATAATTACAACCCATTAGGAATGAACCATGAGCAGAATTTTTAAACCAAAAGTAAGTATGCCACCAGTGCCACCAGCACCAAAACCTGTAGCTTACAATCCACCAAGTAGCGGTAACACCGAAGAACAAATTACAAATACTCCAACAGAATCTGAAATAGCAGCAGCTGATCCAACAAGAGCTATCAATGAAGATGCTGAAGAAGCTGCAATAGCATCAGTTAACAAAAAGAAAAAAGGCAGAAAGTCAACCATCCTAACAGGACCACAAGGTTTGACCACAGAAGCTGAGACTTATCAACCAACTTTACTAGGATAATATTATGGGATTAATGACAAGGCTAATTAAAAAATTAGCAGATGAAAAAAAGCTACCAATACAAATAGCAAAAAAAATGGCAGAAGAAAAAGAACTGCCCATACAACAAATAGCAGCTCTAGGTAACAACCAAGCTGAGAACCAATCTGAGAACGATGTAGAAAATCTTTCAGAGGAAGAAATGCAAAGAAGACAACTACGAAATCAATTAGCAGCTACCTCTGGTGCTGGCTCAACTTTACTAGGATAACATTATGGCAAAACCAGGACTCTACGCAAACATACACGCAAAAAGAAAACGCATTGCAGCTGGCTCAGGAGAAAAAATGCGTAAACCAGGATCAGCTGGTTCACCATCTGCAAAAAACTTTAAACAAGCTGCTAAGACAGCCAAGAAACCAAAAACTTTATTAGGATAATTTTATGACAGGTAAATTAAAAGGTAAGCAAAAAAAGATTGATGTTAACAATAATAACAGAGTAGATGCTCAAGACTTTGCTATGTTAAGAAAAAAACAAAAACCAAAAAAACAAACATTATTAGGATAACATTATGGCATACGGATCAAAATCATACGGCTCTACAAGTAGACCACCAGTAAAAAAACCTAAAAAGAAAAAAACTAAAAAACCATACGGCAAATAAAAATGGCTAAAGAGCTAACTAAAAGACAAGCTAAGACTCTTAAAAAGCATTCTGTACATCACACAAAAAAACACATGTCATTGATGGAAAAGAAAATGCTTGAAAACAAAACATTTACAGCTGCACATAAAATTGCACAAAAAAAAGTAGGAGCATAGTGTGGCTCTTAAAAAACACCAAAGTCCTTCTGGTGGATTAAACGATGCTGGTAGAAAACATCATGGGGTTAAAGCTCCAGTCAACACAGGCACGAACCCTAGACGAGTATCTTTTGCTGCACGTTTTGCTGGCATGAAAGGACCGATGAAGAAACCTGATGGTAGTCCAACTCGTAAAGCCTTAGCTCTAAAGAAATGGGGTTTTGGTTCAGTAGCGTCTGCTAGAAGTTTTGCTAATAAAAACAAGCAGAGTGCTTGATATAGAACCAAGTCAAGACACTGATGCTTTACTAGCTTTCTTAACAGAAGAAAACTTTAAGTATCTACCTGAGCATAAAGATAATTTAATTTATGCTTACATCTTTCGATTTGTAAAACATGACACAACATTAGGTTATGTGTGGTTGTATGAGTTGCAAGGGAACGAAAACAATTTTGTTACGCACATGTGTGTAGCACAACAATATCAAGGTCGTGTGTTAAACAGACACACGGTAAATAAATTTTATCAAATGAGTTATCAGCTCGGAGCTGTTGCGTTGCAAACAGACGAAATAGATGCTGAACTTATAAAACTATATGAACGCATTGGCTGGTCACACCAAGATGACCAAACAGTTGCAATTCAATTACCCTATCAATGGAGAAAATAAATGGGCAGAAAAATTAAAAAAGCAATTAAAAAAGTAATACCGAATGAAATAGTAGCACCTTTTGTACCAACACCACCAGCTCCAGAGCCAGAGCCTATTCCAGAACCAACACCAGAACCAATAGTTGAGCCACCAATGGTAGAAGATCCAACGCCAAAACCAATAGAAGAAGGTCCACAAATTGGAATACCAGTTCAACCTGGACCAATAGAAAGTGGTCCTTTTAAACCTGAACCAACACCTACTCCAGATCCAGTTGTTTCTGATCCTGTACCAGTTGAGGAAACACCAACGGAAACTCAAGAAACAGCTCAAGCCGTACAGCGTAAGAAAAAAGGTCGTAAGTCATTAATCAATACTAGTTCTACTGGTCTTGGTGGAAGTGCTACCGTTTATACTCCAACCCTTCTAGGTTAATTATATGCAAGATAAAAAAGCAGCAATGCTCGTAGATAGATTTTCTACACTGAAAACTACTAGGTCAACGTGGGAAAGTCATTGGCA